AGCGCCAGAGCTGGCGCCAGCGCCAGAGTCAGTAAGTGAGCCACAGGTAAGCCAAGAGGAAGTTCCTCAGAACTATAATATTTTTTCGGATGAGCCAGCTCAAGTTGCTGATGCTCGACCAGAGGAAGAAGCTGCTCCAAAAAAGAGTAAGCAGTTTCTCGAAAAAATACGAAACGATAAGGCTGCCCGGGCACAGGAAATAGCTTTCAAGCAAAGAGCAATGCAGCTCGAGGCCAGGGAGCGACATGTTCAGGGATTGGCTAATTCTCGTGAAATGCTCGAGAAAGATCCTGATCAGTTTCTAAGATCTCAGGGTATTGACCCTATGGAGTATTACAGAAGCTGGACAGAGCGAATGATTAACGATGGAAATGTTTCTGTCGAATCACAAGTTTCAAACACTCAAAAAGAACTTGAAGCTCTAAAAAACCAAATGCAGCAAAAGGAAATGCAGGAACAGCAGCAGCGGGCAGGAGCCCAGCAGCAAGCCGCATATGGTCAGCTAATTGGAGAAGTCGAACACTTTGCAACATCCAACGAAGGTTATGAAACCATCAAGGGTAGTTGTACAGCCAGGGACATTGTTAACGGAATGATTACTCATTTTAAGGCCACTGGTGAAGAACTAACAATTGAAGAAGCATTTGAAAAAATTGAATCCGGTCTCCGGTCGCGTGAAGAGAGTTTTTACAGTGATCCTAAAGTCGTTGAAAAACTCAGAAGATACAATCCAGAAGCAATGAGAACAGCGAGAAGCCCGCAAGCAACACTATCGGCTAGATACAAGGAGCAGCCCACAAGGACTGATTCTGACGATTTATCTCTTGATGAGATCAGAAAGAAATTTCCACTCTTTACGTAACTTTGAGAAAGGAGGGATCCTATGGGTTCCTTTAATTTAACGAACTTCGATGCGGCCATGAAGCACATGTACCCGTACAAGAAGGTCGAAAATCTTGTATATCAAAACAATCCTCTGCTTGCGATGATTCCAAAGGAAACCAGTTTCCCAGGACGAAACGCAACTTTCGCAGTTGAATACGGCATGACCAATGGTCGTAGTGCTAACTTTCAAACTGCACAAAACAACCGTAACGGAACCAAGCTTGAAGACTTCGTTGTTACACGCGTAAAAGACTATGCAGTAGTCAGCGTTGATAACGAAACTTTGCTTGCTGCTGATGGCAGTGAAGGTTCTTTGCTGGACGTTGCTAAGTCTAAAACTGACTCAGCTCTTCATGCGCTTGCTCGCACGATGGGTCGAGACATTTATCGTTCTGGTTCTGGTAACATTGGAACACTGGACCGAGGTGTAGCTGCAACGGGTACAACCATTACTCTTGACCCTATTAGTGATGTTGTAAACTTTGAAGTTGGCATGCGTATTTGTGCAAGTGACAACACTGATGGTGACACCCTGTTAAACAACGGTGCTGCTGTAGAAATCACTGGCATCGACCGTAGTGCAGGTACTCTCACTATTGCAACTGCAATGCAGACTGTCTGGGGCACACTAAGCGCCGACAAATTTCTTTACATTGAAGGAGATGGTCAAAACGGAACATCAAGCGCAAAGCTAAAGATGTCAGGTCTTGCATCATGGATTCCTTCTTCTGCTCCTGGCGGAGGTGATTCATTCTTTAACGTAAACCGTTCTGTAGATAGCACTCGTTTGGCGGGTCAGCGTCTAACAGGGTCTTTCAGCACTATCCGTGAATCATTGATTGATACGGCAGTTCAGGTTGCTCGCGAAGGCGGTCGCCCTGATGCGGTTTTCTTGAACCCATTGGATTGGGCGGAATTGGCTAAGAGCCTTGAAGGAACTTACACTGCAAGTTCTGGAAACTCTCCAAACCGTCGTCGATATGATTCCAAAGATGCTGCTGCAACTTTTGGTTTCTCATCTTTGTCGCTTGCTGCACCAACTGGAATGTTAGATCTTTATGCAGATCATAACTGCCCAGAAAACCGTGCTTACATGCTTCAGATGGATACCTGGAAGCTTAAGTCCCTCGGACCAGCTCCTCGTCTTCTTGACTTTGATGGCCTTAAGGGGATTCGCCAAAGTAACGAAGATGGCGTCGAGTACCGCTGGGGTTATTACGGAAACCTTATCTGCACTGCACCGGGCTTTAACGCTACAATTGCATTGGCATAAAGGAGTTTAATCATGGCATTTCTTCAAACACTTGGTGGAACCGAGCAAGTTGTTATTTCTGGTTCTTTTGATGATGACTGCAGCGTCGTGCGAGGCAAGGGATTTTCCGTTGCTGTATCAAGCGGCGTCTTTACAGTCACCATTGACCGTAAGTACAATGGCCTTATCTCTTGCACAGCTACAGTTATGAACGCTACAGCTGCGACAGGAGAGTCATTAATTGCGGTTATGAAATCACACACTGTTACTGATGGCACTGCTGGCGGAACTATCGTTTTTGAAACGGTTGATGACACTGGCAACATTGAAACAACCCCGACATCTGGCACTGAAGTTCATTTTCAGGCCGTTCTTGATGTTGATATCTAATTAATCCTGGGAGGGGGGCTCCGGCCCCTATCCTTTATAGAGAGGGGTCATCTCTTAGGGCGGCCCCTCTCTTCTTGGAGATTTAAATGGCCAAAGAATCAGGCATTGCTCTCATCCTTGGTGGGGCCAAGAAAAAGGGCAAAAAAGACAATTTGATGGACTTTGATCCTGAAGCTGAAGTGGATGAAGGTGTTGGAAGCGATGACGCTTTTGAGGATGCAGCTAGCTCTGTTCTTCAGGCTGTTCATGAAAACGATTCCGAGGCTTTTGCTGATGCATTAAAAGACGCAATTGAAATCTGTATGGCAAAGCATGAGGGCGGAGAATACTGATGTCTACCTTGTCAGAGCTAAGGGCCAGAGCCCGTAGACTTGTTGATGCTGTTGGTAATAACTTTTTTTCTGATGCAGAAATTAACGATTACCTAAATACCGGCCTTGGCGAGCTTCATGATCTTCTCGTTTTAAAATTCGAAGATTACTACGTGAGTTCTATTTCCTTTAGTATGGCATCGGATACAGCGTCTTATTCTCTGCAGTCTATTGGCTTAAACAACCTTTACAAGCTTCTGGGCGTGGACTTGAAACAGGGATCTGAAACGGTTCGTGTTCCAAGGTATTCCTTCCAGGAAAGAAACACTTTCAAGTCAAGCCAGGCACTTTATTCTGATCGAGGTCACACCAACCATCGATACAGTTTAACAGGGAGCAGCATCAACTTCATTCCAACCCCAACATCATCGGATGAAGTAATTCTTTGGTATGTTCCCAAATACATAAAGCTAGTAAATGATTCAGACTCGGTTGATGGCAGCATTGCATCAAACTGGGAAGATTATGCAGTTTATTCAGCAGCTATCAAAATGCGGCAAAAGGAAGAAACTTCAGTTACTTCTCTTGAGCGTGAGCAAGAAAAAATCACTGTGCGAATTGAAGAAGCAGCCAGAAACAGGGATGCTGGGGAACCGATGGGAATCACGGATGAGGACGCGGGGGTTCTAGCAGGCCATTGGTTATTTAGATAATGGCATTAAGAAGCTTTCAAAGAGTTGATACTACAGACTCCTCTATGAGGGAGATGCAGTATCGTTTAGAGGAAACTCTTAGGCCTGTTACTGACTCTTCAATCGTAGATGGTAGGCTTATTGAAGATGTGTCTTTGGCATCTGGAACTACTTCAAAGATTGCTCATAAGCTAGGTCGAAGTATTATTGGGTGGATTGTTGTTGGCAAGAATGCAGCTCAGCATGTCTATGATGAAAACTCTGGGAAATCAGATCTGGGCACATACTTGCATTTAACTGCCAGTGGAACTGTAACTGTTAATGTTTGGGTTTTCTAATGACACTTCAAAAGAACATATTAAGAGTTCAACTTGGGCGCGGTGTTGATACCAGTGCGACCGATATTGTTCTTGAGCCAGGACAGCTTGAAGTCTTAGAAAACGCTGTAATCGAAAAAGCAGGTAGACTAGAAAAGCGTAAGGGCTGCTCATCTACGACCTGGGATCTTTCTTCCTCGCAAAATCCAACAAGTACGTTTACCTATCGAGATAACTTAGTTATTCAAGGCAGCGAAACATATATTGGCCTTGTTGGTTCTGATAATGAAATCGTAACTCTTGGTGGTCTTGGCCTTAGTTCTTATTTTGAATCAGAGCTTTTTCACGCAAGTGGATCAAGCGGTTATCATCAGATACAACCATCAATTGCTCTAAGTCATAGCGGTGATTATTTTGCTATCGCTTATGTCCAGGGCGAGTGGGATCCAGATCAAAACGCTATTCGTTATAAGTATGTAATAGATGTTCTTGATGCTGTAACCGGGACAATCGTTAACCCCAATAAGGGCTTTGCCAATAGAGGCAGTGATGATGACTTTATTGGAAAAATTAAAGTTGTAGCTCATGGCGATGCTGATGCAGCTGATGATGGCTTTGCAGCTTATTATGAATATCGTGATGGCTCTGGGAATATATCTCTTAAAAAATCAAAGTTTAATGCCGATGCTTTTGCCTTTTCGACAACAGAAGTTGTTGCATCATCTGTCTACAGGCAAACAGAAGGTGAAAACTGGTTTGATGTAGTTGAATATACTCCTGGCTCTGGCAACTACCAGAAAGTTCATCTTGTTTATACCGAGTATTCAAGCAGCACTCACTATGCAACTTACCAGTTAGACACCAATGGTTCCCTCGGGACAGCTGCAAAGGTAGATGCTGGCGCAGCTATGAAGCATATGACTGCTTACAGGTCTTCTGCTGGTGGAACTGCTAGAGTCTATTTTGCATTTGCTGTTGGGGCCACAGTCTGGATCAGACAACACACAGAGGCAGATCCTACATCCGGTGCAGTTGGTGGAACTGACGCAATTACCAGCACAGTGATGACAGAATCAGGTGGATGGTGTGATTCTGAGGATGGAACCAAGGTTGAATACTGGTGTACAATGGGTACCACTTCTTCAACGTATCTATCAAAAACTTGCCGGTATCAGGTAACAGGTGGGCTTGGGTCCTTTAATGATGATGGAGCACCAATAAGGCAAAACGCATGGATTGCTCTTCCGCCTATTAAAACAAGCGCAGGGATTCATTATTTTATTTCTCAAGAAAACAGAAACACTGAAGACAATGACACGTCTCTGCATACGGTAGTTGCCTGGCAGGACAACTTAGATAGCCCAACAAGTTTTGTTATATGGCTTTATAAATCAATTGTAGGGTCAACTTTCAGGCAAGAGTTAATCCGAAGTCATGTTAATGGTATTACTCCAAGATTTGTAACTGATGGCAGCTACCACTACAGCGTCTTGCCAAGAACTACAAATCTCCAAACATGGGCAAATACAGCCAGTGGCGCTGTCACTGCTGCAATTAATAGCCAGTGTCATCTGATAAAGATATCGGTAGATAAGCCGGTATATGAAACACCGAGAGTCCAGCTTGGTGGCGAGTTATACGTGGCACCTGGGAGTATCAAATCTACGTCAGGGGAAAGGATCCATGAAGCAGGATTCTTTTATAAGCCGGGTCTTAGCTTGGCTGCTGCTGCTGCCGGCAGCTTGGATTCCAGCGGTGTTTATAAGTACAAGGCGTGCTGGGAATGGGAAGATGCTTTTGGAAACCTGCATCGATCTGAGCCATCCGAAGTAGAAACGCTTACTCTTACTGGTTCTGATACCGGAGTAACAGTTACTTGTGATGG